CAGCCAAGGGTCACTCTCTGGTGCAAGCACGACACAGACAGCCACCCCCTCGGCCGGTGCGGTGTCGTCCACTCACATTCTCGTGGCGGCAGCCGTAGCTGCGGACGCACAGGCGAGCGCGTCTGCAGTCGTTCAGCAGCACCTGCTTTCTGGCAACAACGTTGTCCAGGTGGTCTCGAGCACCAGCGCGGCGATTGACCTGTCCTTCACCCACACCCTCTCCGGGGCCGGCGCACAGCAGGGGGCCACGTCTCCGGCTGGGGTCATTACCCAGGTCCATGTACTGGGTGGGTCTGGCGTCACGTCGACACCCACGACAGGTACCGGCGCGGTGCAGCAGGCGCACGTTATTCAGGGGGCGCAGGCCAACCAAACGGCCACTTCCTCCTCCGGGTCAACGTCGTCTAGCCAAGCGATCCAAGGTAACAACGTAGCCCAGGGCGCGGCATCAAGTATAGGGGCCGTACAGCAGTCTCATACCCTCTCTGTTGCTGGAGTCATCTCTGTACCTATTGTTGGTGTTGGTGCCATCACGCAGGTACACATGCTGACAGGCACTCAAACCACACAGGTATCCAACACGACTACAGGTATTACTTACACTGGCGTACAACCTTACTTCATCTCCAAGGAAAGACTTGCCTCAGTTAGGCAGGGGGGGTTGGCAGACAGGGTGTACAGGCCACCCGGATACAGCCGCCAAATCCTTGTATAACCGGAATTTATCGATTATCCTACGGGGAGACAGATTCCAGCCCAAGGTGCGCCCGTGTTTCAGAAACTCCGCTCGCTTTTCGGCCGCCCGAGCGCCTCGGCGGCTGACCAGGACCGGCCCGGGATAGAGGCAGCGACGCAGCTGCCCCCGGCGCCGCCCCCGAAAGTCCAGAAAGGCTCCAAGTCCTACCCCGGCTTCTTCAAGACCACGAAGCCCGACCCCAAGCAGCCGATCCGCCGCGACGACCGCAATGTCGCCGGCGCGGACTTGCTCAACTACCGGAACGGCAACGACACCCGCAAGATCATCCACGACTACGCCCACACAAGCCCGGACCTCAGCGCCGCGCTGTGGGCGTACCTGCGCGTGGGTATCCCAAGCAAGTACACGGCCATCGCCAAGTCGGCTGTTGACGGTACGGTTGACGTAGCCGCGACCACGCTGCTGCAGCAGATCATTACCCGCATGGACGTGATGCCCGACTACACCGAAGGCTACAGCAACGTCCAGTCCCTCAAGTCCCTGAGCGAGAGCTTTGCCAAGGAGCTGATGATGTACGGCGCCATGGCCGGCGAGCTCATCCTGGACAAGGGCCGGCTGCCGAGCGCGATCCAGCCCGTCAGTGTATTCACGATCCAGTTCAAGCCCGATGGCAAGGGACTCAAGCCCGTTCAGCAAGTGGGCAACGAGGAGATCGACCTCGACATCCCGACGTTCGTGATGCTCGGCCTGGACCAGGATCTGACCGAGGCGTACCCCTCAAGCCCCTTCGAGAGCGCCATCAAGCCCGTCCTCTTCAAGGAGGAGTTCGCCCAGGACATCCACCGGATCATCAAGCGGGTCATCCACCCTCGGCAGAAGGCCAAGATCAACGAGGAGATGTTCCGCAAGAACCTGGACCAGGACGCACAGCTCGACCCGGAGAAGGCCAAGGAGGCCATGAACCAGGTCACGAACGAGCTACAGAACCTGGTCAACAACCTGGCGCCCGACGAGGCCCTGGTCCATTTCGACACCGTCGACTTCGAGGTGGAGCACCCCTCGAACGCCGGCCTGGCCTCCGAGTACGAGGTGTTGCAGCAGATCGGCAACTCCCGCCTCTCCACGGGCGCCAAGACGATGGGCACGATCCTGGGCTTCCAGTCAGGGTCCAGCAATATAGCGTCGAGCGAGACCATGCTGTTCATGAAGTCCGCCACCAGCGCCGTGAAGGACAAGCTTGACCTGTTCTACAGTCGGATGTTCACCACGGCGCTACGCCTCTTCGGGCTGGACGTCGTTGTCGAGTTCCGGTACGCGGACATCGACCTGCGTCCTGAGGTGGACCTTGCGGCGTTTCGCCAAACCCAGCAGATGATGACGCTGGAGAAGCTGAGCCTGGGCCTGATCACGGACGAGGAAGCAGCCCTGTCGCTCACCGGCAAGCTGCCGCCGACAGGGTACAAGCCGCTGTCAGGCACGATGTTCCACCTCAACAAGGGCGGCCAGGCGGCGGATACGCAGGAACAGACGAACAGTGGGTCCACCCTTAATCAAAACCTTAATGGTGATACCCCGGCCGTGGGCCGGGGGCAGAACAAGAAGGCTGAAGTTGTCAGTTTAGCCGTGGGGGCTAAATGAGTGACAAAGTCGAGCACTGGGTCGCACAGAACCTACCATTTCTCTACGCGATAGTCCTTTCGGTGTGGGGAGGCTTCGTGCAGTACGCAAACAGAGTTAGGGCCGGGGAGCGGTGGTCGTGGGCTAGTATGCTTCTCGATCTGGTTGTCTGCTCTTTCGCTGGGTTGATCGCGTTTTTTGCGTGTCAAGCCGCAGGGATCAAGGATTGGCAAGCTGCCATCGTGATCGCCGTCACCGCGCACGAGGGCACGAGAGCTATTGGACTCCTTGTTCAATTCAGAGACAAAGTCCTCGGAATAGACTCAAAAGTCAAGGAGAAGTGATCATGCGTCGATGGATAGATAGGTTGCAGTCGGCAGCGCTACTTGTTCTCGGCGCCGTCTCATTTGTTTACTTTGGTCCGCTCATAGACAAGATGTTCCCGGTGGTAGGCCCGTTTGTAATTGTCGAAAAAGAGTTTCGTGGGGACGTAATTGTAATTTCAGGCTGGCTCCATAAGCGTAGGGAGTGTGAGTTTATGGAGGCGGCAGGTCAGGTAGAGAGAGAGGTTGGGCTACCACTTGTGGTGCCCGTTGAGTTTGAAGCCCGACGTACGACATATACACGCCCAACGGGCTCTCAAGAATGGGGGCCGTGGAGAATAGTTGTACCTGCTGGCACTGAGCGGGTAATCGTGTCTTCTATGCACAGTTGCCATCTTCTTTGGAAGACTAGGACTGAGCTGACAACCATAAAGGTGCACAAATGATACTACCCGACGAAAATCTGGATTGGCCCATCCCCTACGAGATGGTGTGCGAAATTGCAAAGCATGAAGGCTGCCGCCTTAAGGCTTACAGGGACGTGGTGGGGGTGTGGACCATAGGTTGGGGGGAGACGCGGGGCGTAACGCCGAATATGGTGTGGACCCAACAGCAGGCTGATGAGCGGTTCTGCGCGTCATTGTCAGAGTTCACTGAAGGAGTAGCCAAACACTGCACCAACCCCCCTACGGAGGGGGAACTTGGGGCTATGGTGTCTCTGGCGTATAACATTGGCCTTGGGGGGTTTGCCAAGTCTACTGTTCTACGTAAACACAACCAAGGTGATCATCAGGCGGCGGCCAGGGCATTTAGCCTCTGGAATAAGGCTGGGGGTAAGGTTGTAAAAGGGTTGACGCTGCGCCGGCTCAAAGAAGCAGCGATGTACCTGTCAACTGATAGTGATAGTGATAGGGTTGAGCCTATACCACAACGTGTTGATGAGGAGTCAACACTAACAACGTCCCCAATCGCACAGTCCGGGGTCCTTTCTGCACTCGGGGGCGTAATTGCAGCGGCTACGGCGGTACTGGAGCCGGTTAAGAAAGTGGCTGCAGATTTCAGCATTGACCCTCTGCTGGTCCTGGGTGCAATAGCCATAGTGGTTGGTGCAGTTGTACTGGAGCAAAGAAGCAAACAACGAAATGAGGGGTGGGCATGATGAGACTACTGATTACACTTTCTGCAGCCCTACTTGCTGGATGCTCTACGGCTGGTGATTACTACAAGTCAGTAGATAATACCAATAGTAGAAACGTCGAACTTGCCAAGGCCTATGCTGAGGCTGAGGCTGTACGGTATCAAGCGCTTATGCGAATTGCTGAAAGCGGGGACTCTACAGCTAAGGTCGCAGCGGCTATGGCCCTTGCCATTGGTTCGGGGGCACGCCAAATTCAAGCTGCTGTAGCGCAGCCAGTGCGCTCAGAGGCACTGGATTGGGCATCAATCCTGGTACCTGGTGTAACCCAGGGGCTTAGCATTTACTACAATACTCGTGCAACGATCAATGCTAGTGATAATGCTACTATGATGGGCATCAACACAAACGCTACGTTTGGTAAATTTGCGTCGGAGATTAACTCTCCTGTGGTAGTGACTCAGCCGGCCCCAGTGGTTGTGACGCAACCCCAACCTGTAATTGTTCCGCCGACTGTTGTAAACCCTGTTGTTGTTGACCCCGTTATTATACAGCAGCCAGGGGGGCAGTGATGGTGCATACATACGTGAGAGCAGGGGCAGTATTAGGGCTCTGTGCTGTGTCATTTTACTTCGGGCACACTACCACCTCAGCTAAGTATGAGGAGAGGCTCAAAGGCATTTCGCTGGCTGTAGCTGAGGCGTATGANNAACTGCTGCGGCACTCAAGAGAAACACACAGCACCAAGCCGCCAAGGAGGTGGGGCATGAAATTACTAAGGACCTTGACACTTCTTGTGAGTGGCGTGGGGATCACCGCCTGCGCATCGAAAGACTTTACGGCAGCTACGGCTATAGCCCCAGCGGTTCCTCTGGAGTGTCGAATACCTTGTCTTCTTCCCCCATCAACAGCAATGCCGAGAGAGGCGTGGGAAGCGGCGGTATTCACCTGGGGGGCGGATTGCAGGGCCCTGCACGATGACTGCGTACAGGCTAACTCAACTGGAGATGAATGATATGAGACCTATTACAGAACTTGCCCAATGGCGCCAGACCCACAAGAAACCCGTCATCGATTACTGCCGGTGGAACGAGGCACTTGAGAACATTACGAAGACCAACATGGACGTTGTTATCCACTTTTACTTCATCTGGCCTCGCATCATGCTGAGAACCTGTTTTGGGGTTTGACTATGTCGAAGGTTCTTAAGGGGTTCGTGGAGGGCCCCACCGGAGTAAAGATCATCCGGGACGCGGACTCGAAACTTGACTACATCGTAGATCTGTCTGAGTGGTTGTCAGGTGACACGATCTCGGCTGTTAGCCATGAGGTGTCAGGGGCAACGGTCAACAGCTGCACCGTTAACGCGGCTCCGCTGAGCATCGTGGACTATGGCACGATCAACTCAGGTACTGCGGTCATCACTTGGCTGCAAGGCGGGGTCACAGGTGTGAATGGCTACCTGAAGCTGCACGTGACCACCGCTGGCGGCAGGGAAGATGACTTCACTTATCAGCTGGTCACGAGGCCAGGTTGATGGAAGTACGGCCACAGCTTTTGCGCGACCCTGCCGGTGGCTGGGTCTGCAGCTGCGATAGTGACAGCGCCTGGGGCGACACCCCAGATCAGGCGTACGCCCGATGGCTGGGCAGGTTTCAGTACCGGGGCCCTGATCTGCCTATCAATTTTTCTAATGGCGGGGTAGACTCGCGCGAAACTGACAGGAGAGCATGAGATGCCTCGAGTTACGGAAGAGAAGGTCTGGGCGGGGACAGAGGCGAGCCTCCACGCCGCGCTGGACGCAGAGGAAGCGCGGGCGACGCGCATGGCAGCCGGGGACAGGATCAGCGAGAAGGACCGGGAGACCTCCCGCCTGCTATCCGTTGATGACGGCGTGGCCACCATCAGCATCAAGGGTCCGCTGACCAACGATGGCGATGCCATCTGGAACGAGTGGATGGGCATGACAGGCTACCCGGAGATCCGGGACGCCATGATCTCTGCGGCGACCGATACCAGTGTCCAGCACATCATCCTGGACATTGACTCTGGCGGCGGCGCCGTCTCGGGCGTGGACGACACTGCGAAGCTGATCCGCCTCGTCAACGACAACGTGAAGCCGGTCACCGCTTTCACGGACGGGTCGATGTACAGCGCCGCGTACTGGCTTGGGGCCTCTGCCGGCCAGGTATTCGCCAGCAAGGCTGCCGGTATGGGCTCCATCGGGGTGATCGCCACTCACATGGAACGCTCGGAGATGCTGAAAGAGGCCGGGATCGGCGTCACCGTCGTTCGCGCGGGCAAGTACAAGGCCTTGGCCAACGGTGTCGAGAAGCTGACTGAAGAGGGCAGGGCCCAGATCCAGGCCGGTGTCGATGCTGCCTACAAGATCTTCGTGGGCCATGTGGCCGAGATGCGAGGCAAGAGCTATGAGTTTGCCGACAGCGTTATGGCCCAGGGTCGAGAGTTCTACGGTCAGGCAGGCGTTGACGCAGGCTTGGTTGACGGCATCAAGTCGTTTGACCAGGTGATGTCTGATGTCAAGCGAAATTTTGTTGATCCGTCCATAAAGACCGCTTATACTCCGGGCAAGCAGACCTCGGGTCTGCGTGTCGAGAAAGATAATGGAGAGAACGGTATGGGCATGAAGGTGCGCAAAGCGCTGAGCGAGCAAGACATCGCCGCCCTGGCCGCGGGCGCCACTCTGGAGGCCGACCAGGCTCCCGGGACGGGCACGCAGGCCGAGACGGACGTTGCCGCTCAAGTCGAGGGGGTCGAGGATGCAGCGCCGGCCGAAGCCAGCAACGAAGGCACGGGCGTTGGCCAGGAAGCTGAGAAAGTCGCAGAAGTTGACGCTTCTGCCGGCGCTCTTAAGTTCGTGGCTGAGCAGCTCAAGGCGGCTCAGGACGACTTGATGGCCTCGAAGATCGAGGCGAGCAAGCTCAAAGACAAGCTCGAGGCCATGGAGGCTGTGGTCGAGCCCCTCAAGGACATCGCCGCGAAGGCGGTCAACAACATGCGGGTGGCCCTGGGCGGCTCGCTGATCGACATGTCGGCGTCGTCGCCGGCACAGATCCTCGCGGAGCACGTTTCGGTNNGAACAGGTGAAGAAGCCCGCCGTGGGCGCGTCTCACATGGCTCGCGTCAATGCGGCCCGGTATAGCAAGTAATCAAGGAGAAAGATGATGGCCAAGTTTCAATTCAAGGAACTGATCGTCACCACGCCGGAGACCGCTCGACTCGGTGCTGGCACAGCTGAAGGTGATCGCCTGTCCGATGCGGACGTGGGCAAGATCGTGAAGTTGGTGGGTGACTCGCGTTACAACCTCGTCGCCGCGGGCGACGCCATCGAAGGCGTTATCGCTGCGGTCGAGAGCTACACCGCTGACGGCTACTCGATCGGCTCTGTCCAGGTCAAGGACCGCAAGGAAGTCACATTCGACGGCCTGCAGGCCACCCCGGGTACCGGTGTGGTCGCCATTGGTGACTACGTCGTGGCGGGTACCCCGGTCGCCAAGGGTACTGCCCTGAGCGCCCCGGTCAAGGTCTGCAAGGCCACCTCGCAAGCTGTCGCCCCGTTCATGTGGCGTGTCGTCAGCCTGGGTTCTGCCGGTACCGGTGCCGTGGGCACGGTCGGCGTCATCGAACGTGTCAACGCCTAACTGGAGAGACAGAAAATGGCTTCTTTTTACGACGAACAAGGCCAAATCCAACAGGTCGAGGTGACACTTGACCTGGTGCGTGAGGCTGCCGACAACAGCATGTCGGTGCGCGAGTGGGTCAACACCATCTACCCCACCGACGCCAATGCTTACGGCGACGCCTTCACCCAGCTGTGCGCTTCGGAAGGCCTGGTGCTGCGTACCGCCAAGAAGGCCGGTCTGCGCGCTCCGTCGCTGCAGTCCGTACTTGATGGCAAGCCGAAGATGGAGGCGACCGGCGCGGTGGTCCGCAACCCGAGCCAACAGGCCCGCGTGCTGCTGATGCCCGCCATCGGCGCCCTCATCGAGGATAAGCTGACTGGCGACATGGACATGCACGCCAGCGCGTTCGATTCGATGATCGCCCTGGACGACACCATCGCGGATGAGTGGCTGCTGTGGCCCGAGGCCAACTACTCGAAGCCGGAACAAGGTCGCTCCCAGGTCACTTCGCAGCTGGCCCGCCCCGCTCGCATGCTGACCCTGACCACGTCCGAGAAGCAGGTCCGCATCCCGACCTACGCGCTGGGCATCGAGTGGTCGGAACAGGCGACCCGCTACCTCAACCTGGACTTCGTCGCGTTGTCGATTGCTCGCCAGATCGCCGTCGAGCGCAACGAGCGCGCCCAGGAAGACCTGCGTTCGATGCTGAATGGCGACCTTGACATGGGCCAAGCCTCGCTGGCCTCGCTGGGCAAGGTCAAGACCGCGGTCTCGCTGGACGCTGCGGCCACTACCGGCATCACTCAGAAGGCGTGGATGCTGTGGTTGTACTCGGGCACTTCGCGCCGCCGGATCACCCACGTCGTCACCGACATCCTGGGCGCGATGGCAATCGAAGCCCGCGTTGGCCGTCCGACCGTCTCGGGCGACAACAACACCAGCCCGCGCATCAACGCCGAGGCCTCGGTGCTCAACCCGACCTGGGGTGACGTGCAGGTGTTCATCACCGACGATCCCGCTTGGCCCAGTGGCACGGTAATGGGCATCGACCGCGAGTACGCGATTCAGCGGATCACCTCCACCAACGCGTCGTACCAGGCCACCGAAGACTTCGTGCTCCGCCGCGGCAGCGCGATGCGGTGGGACACGGGCAGCATCTGCCGCCGCCTCTGGACCGAGGCGTTCGAAGTCCTCACGTATGCGTAAAGCATAATAAAGCCCGGGACCTAGGTCCCGGGCTTTTTCACGCCTGTAGCACCCACTTCTTCTTGCCACAGTCGAAGATCTGGTACCAG